GTTAGGGTTCTCAAGTATTAACTGAGAATAGACGAATTGCTCGCATCCGTAAACCAATCCAATAAAGAGGATCAGTCCTATGGAATACAAATAACGTCGTCCCACTAACTGAGGTTCTGTTTAGTGTGCAACGATGCCAACTCGGCGTCGATGAACATTTGGGCACCTTGCTTCAGTAACTCGGTTTTCTCGGCGATCGTCATTTCGACGTCCACGTTGAGCCCCATAGTCACCGTATTCACGGTGATTTCCCCATTGTCCAAGATTACAGGCTGTTTGTAGATGCCTGAGCTCCTGGCTTGTGTGTAACCATTCGGTGCACTAGCCTGAGGCTTTGGACGCTTCACGGTGTATTCCATAGAACGCTGTGTACGAAGATCTGTATCGTCGTCACACACGAACTTGTGTTTATCACCTTGAATGCCCTGGCTCGAAAAGACCAGCGCGGTTCCTCCTGACGGAGTGATTGTTGCTGACTCGAGAAAAGTCAGAGTTGTTAGTGCCATGGGGCACCTCCTTTTAGTTTATCGTCACTTAGGTGGCGTTATGCCAAATGTGACCGGGTTTGATGGAGCGATAAATTATTCCAGCCGATAAGCTGAATAGCTCCGCTACGTTAGTGGCATCCCGGACGAGATTACTAGGTCGCAAGACCGGAATCGTGTCCGAGAAATGAGGTGTCCAAGGATAGCGTTCGTACTTAAAGTTCGAGTACTCCTGCGTCCCAGACACACTAACTGACCAACTGGGATTAGTCTGACCGACATAGTCGATCTTACCAGTCTTCTTAGTCCTAAGGACAAGACCAGCAGCCAGTATACCTAGACGGGGATCGTGTAGAGCCTGTGCACCCTTCAGAAGAGAAGAGATGTCATAGAGTCTGTCTACCATGAAGCTAAGCGGAACGATGTTCCACAGAGCGACAAAGCCGTCGTCCCCCCTTAAACCTAACTTGTGCAATGCACCACGGGATTCCCCATGGGAGTAGAGCACATACGCATGTACCTTGCAAGTGATCTCGTTAGTTATCGTATAATGATCATACGCATTCCAACCAAGACTAACATCAAGGTTACCACTGTAGGAGTCCGAATCGGACGCAAAACCGCGCGCAGAATAGCGCTCGGCCCTATAGTTTTGCTTGTCTCTATAAGCATCAAGAATATCTGATGCAGATTGGACAAGAGGACGCATCACAAATTGACGCTGCAGGTATAGATCATTGAGTTCGTTCGCAATGCGACGAGCCTTCTGACCTTTCGTTCTCCGGATTTTCCAGGAACGTTTCTGCATGTCCTCAGCTAACTTCAGTAGTGATTTGCCAGGAGCTTTTAAGTACCGCAAGGTACTGGCGAGCTCTAAAGCATCTTCTGCGAAGGAGTAAGGTGTGCTGTTGATGTCCGCTAAACATTGCTGCTTAGCTTGTGCAACAAGCCCGTCATAGTCTAGCACAGGTAAGTTATCATAAGCACCAAACGAACTACGTGTTTGGTTGTCAGAGATAACTGGACCCCATGCCTGATACCGCCAGGGCTGAGATGAATGGGTAGCTATGTAGCTGCCCGTGGTTTCAACGAAACCGTCTCGCACATAGGTACAAGGGTTATTGATAACTGCACCTGAGGCAATAGCTTTCCGGAAACCCGGAGTGACAATGTCACTTATGCTTTCACTGCCGCTTGATGTCAGATAATCAGCTTCTGCGTACAAAGTTGTCACGTTATTATTCGTGAATTCCTTGCGAAAATAACCATAGCCGTTAGGCTGATGATTAACTCTAAAACGCGCGTAGCCCATAATATCAACTCCTTGTATCTCTAGGTAGTGAGCGTGCGTTACAAGCACACAACATCTAGATACGCTATACATAGTCTCCTATGCATACGAACTTCGATGCTCCGGGTTTTAATCCGGACTCGGAAGCTTACTACCCTTAGGATGATGAGTCCCAAGCGTAGTATGCAAGCGCTATGTCGTACACCCTCTCATCTTTGCGAGGGGTAAAAATACGAATCGTCCAACTCAAGAAGTCTGTTACCAGACCGATTGACCTAGGCGAGCCTTTGTAGGCATACCGCGGTTCCAGAAAGAAGCTGCAACGGGTGATCAACCCGAAGTACCTGACGATGACCGTCCCCTCGCGGGGCTTGGTTCCGTTCAAGGCTTTCTTCTATGCATTTTATTTAACACAGAAGTACTCGAAGATCTCTCCTGGGTATATCCCAGACGAAGAGACCTTCAAGAAGCACCGAAAG